GACCACGGAGCCGTCGCGTTTCAAGGTTACGCGCAGTCGAAAGCCTGGGACTGGGAGCCGATCTCGCGGAGGAAGCGCATCACGGAAGCCCATGTGACCGCGAAGGCGCAAGCGGCCACGTCAATTCGGCAGACCATCATCAAGGATTGGGGTGCGGATACCCAAGTCGAAGACGTGTCGATCGCGGCCATTGGGTCTGAAACGCGACTCCGTAAACGCTGTGAACGGACCGACATGGCCGACATGATCACCTCGCAGATTCGGTTGGGCGATGCCGCCGCCGAGATAACGGAATTGCGTGAGTTCTGCACCAAAAACGGTGTGCTGATTGCGCGGCTCATGGCCGAAATGGCAATGTGTGAATAATGCCAGTCATCAGAACATTCGGGTGCGAAGATTGCGGCCTCGAATTCGAGGTCACCCAAGGCATGAACGACGCCCCGCCGGATTGTCCGCGCTGCTGCGTGGTGCTCGAATGGCGCCCGCAATCGTTCAACGTCACGACCAACAAATCGCGTGCCGTGGATGCGACGCAGCACATCCTCGAAAACGACTTCGGCATGTCCAACATCAACGACCGTATGCGCGAGGGCGATACCGCGGCCATGCCCGCCGCCGCCCCGACCGGCGCGCAGATCGACGCCGAAATCCGCACCGTCGCCGAGTACGCAGCGCAGACAACCGGCGCCCCGCCGTTGACCAACACCCAAGCCGAAATGGCCAAGGCGTTCTGGTCCGGCGGGCAAACGCCGCTGCAGAAAGTCCCGGCCGCCGAAATGCTCGGCAACGCCAAGGCGTCAACGGCGCTGGCAAATAGCGAAGGCAGAAACCCTATGAAGCTGTTGCACGAGGCCGGCAAGAAGGGGCTTCTCAAGACTCCGATCAACGTCGTGGCCCGCGCCTGATTTGATTTTTCACATCAACTGATTTAAGCAAGCCGTTGCCGCGCCACGGGGTTCGGCACTGACGGCCTTTTGAGGCACAAGATGCGTCTGCCGCGCGGCAAGTTGGCCGGCTGGGCCAAAGAGCTAATCGACGAATGTTATTCCTCGCGCGAAGCCCGCTGTGACCTCTACAGGCTTTGGACTGCGTATTACTACGGCGGCACGTCCGACGGCGTGCAGGCAGTTTATAATCGCACGTATTCGCATATCGACCGCCTCGGGTCGTTCCTGTTCTCGCCGAGCGACGTTCGCTACGCCTTCGAGGGCGACCTTGCGCTCGAAGGGCCGGACATCGAAATGCTCGCGGCCGGCGCCCGTTACCTCAACCGCGAATTCCACCGCACCAACGTCGATCAGGTGTTTGCCTCGGGTGTGACTTGGGCGCTGGTCAAGGGAGCCTGTCTCGAAAAGACACTCTGGGGTCACGATGGGCTTGAGCCGTGGCTGGTGCAGCCGGAATCGTTTGGCGTGCTGCGCGAGGACATCGGCGATCTCGACCGGCAGGATGCCTTTGTCGAAACCACCTACATGACGCCGGCTGCGTTCCGCCGCACGCTGTCCTCGGGCTGGGGGCCGGACCAGTCGAGCCCGCACCCCGAGCGATCGGCCATCATCCGCGAGGTCGAAAAGTCCCTCAAATCCCGCGCTGACGAAAACGCGCCGCAGGATGACTACCTGATGCAGATCGTGGTCGGCGGCACCGGGCCGGTCTCGACCACGCAATCGGGCGGCAAGGCGATGGTCAACTTTTCCAGCGTGCCAAAGCCGATGCTGTCGCCCGACGTGGCGCGGCGCCTGGTCAAGCACCAGGAACTGTGGGTCGTGGACGACGAGCGGCAGGACTACACCACGATCCGCATGGTCGAGGACATCGTGATCGAGGGCGATGTGAAACGCCGCAACCTGTCCGGCGTCAAAGAGGAACACCCCTACACCAAAATCTGCCCCAACGAGGTCGATTCGTACTTCTGGGGCATGAGCGAAATCGCGCAGGTCTATAAGCTGCAGGACTTGCTCAATACCCAGATCATGAACCTGCAGAAAGTGACCGCGCTCAAAGCCGACCCGCCCCGTGCGCTGATCGGATTTACTGGCGTCACCGAGGAAAAATACAACGCGCTCCGCCGGCCCGGTGGCAAGATCACCGAGGACAACCCTAACGCCAAGATCGAGAACCTGTCGCCCGAAGTACCACAGGAAATCCTCGTCGAACGCATTAACGCCACCGTGCAATACTTTGACGACGTTGCCGGATTTACCCCCGTCCTGATGGGTCAGGGCGAGCAGGGTGTGCGCTCGCAGGCGCAGGCGCAGACGTTATCGCGCAACGGCTCGCCGCGGATGCGCGATCGCGCGCTGTTGGTCGAGCGGCAGGCGGTCGAGCTCGGTGAGTTTGCCTACAAGCTGTCGGCGTCGAAGGAAGCCGAGGCCCAGCAAACCGAAAAAAAGGCGCCATTTTTGCTCGCTCAAGTGCTGGAAAAAAACTACCGCGTCACCATCGACAGCCACACCGCGTCGCCGGCCTTCCAGGAGGATACCCGAAACCTCGCCGTCGCCTTGAAAAAGCTGGGCGTCATCGACGACGAGGACACCATTTTGCTGACCCACCCGCCGCACGAGGACATGCTGGTTTTGAAGGCCAAGCAGAAGGCCGAAATGCAGGCCAAACTGGTCGCGCAACACCCCGAATTGTTGCTCGGCAAGGGCGGCAAGAAGGGCAAGTAGGGAACTTAAACACCGCGCGTCTGGTTATAACGCTGGAGGCACACAATGATTTCAGTTCTCATCGGCATCATATTCACGCTGATTATTCTCGGCGTGCTGTGGTGGGCGGCAAAAACGCTCATGGCGCTGATCCCAATCGCCGAGCCGTTCAAGACCATCATCTACGTGCTCATGGTGGTGATTTTGGTCATCATCGTTCTCTACATCATGGCGGATTTGCTCGGTCTCGCGGGCATCCATGTCTCGGGATTTGGCGGCAACTTGCTGCGCTAAAACCGAAAGCCTATTGACTTTCAAGAACATCGCGGCGTAGGTTCGCTCACTTCATCAAGTCGGTGGAGCGCGTAAGTCCTGCGCCGCGGTAATTTCGATCCCAGCGGTGCTCAACACGGAAAGAACGAAACATGGCACGACGCCGGAAACACAAGCGCGGCAAGCGCAAGTAAGTTTGCCCGTTTGATCCGGCAGCGGAGTAATCCGTTGCCTGATGGAATGCCCCAAGCAATGCCCGGCGGCGCCGCCATGGGACAACCTCCCATGGGTGCGTCGCCGGTCGGCGTTCCGGGCGCCAATCCCGGCGAGCAGGCAAACTCGCTCGCCAAGATTCGCGAGTTCGTCAAAGGGATGTCCGCCGAACTCGGCAAGCTCGCGCCCGGCTCCGACGAGTACAAGGCCGTGTTCGACGCGCTCGGCAAACTCAACAAAGCCATCCCGCCGTCCGCCGAAGTTCCAGGAATTCAGCAGCAATCGCTGCGCAATCTTCAACAGCAAGCCGCTCAGTCGGCGCCGATGCAGGCGTTGATGCGTTCGGGCGGTGGTAGTCCCGGTGGCGGTCAGCCCGGCGCGGAAGCGCCGCCGGCCGCCGCCTAACAAGGAGAACGATCATGGCTCAGTTTCCCGGCCCTTCCTACAACCGGATCATCGAATCCGACCCGCAGATCGTCAAAGTCCCGCTCGACAACATGGGCTGGGGCGCGCGCCCGTCCGCTATGCCCAAGGGCGGCGAGGCGCCGAGTGCGCCGGAAATGACCATCAAGCACGTCAAGAGCTAACCGATGGCCGAGATCGACGACGCCGAACTCGACACGCTGCGCAAGGCCCGCGGACTGCTCGACGGCCTGTTGCGCGACCCGAAAACCAAGCGCGCGGTGGAGCGCGAGATCAAGAAGCTCCACCCGGAAACGGTCATCACCGATGATTTCGATGCCCCGGTCCTGGACGAGATCAAGTCCATCGGCGCGAAGGTCGATGGCTTCCTCAAGGCTCAGAACGAGTCGGCCGTTGACGGCAGGCTCGACGCCCAATTCGACGCCCTGCGCCGCGACAGCGGCTACACCGACGAGGGCATCGAGAAAGTCAAAGCCCTCATGAAAGAGCGAACCATCCCCGATCCGATGGCCGCCGCCGCGCTCTACGAAAAACTCAATCCGCCGCCGAAACCGCAGGTCCCCTCGTCGTTCAACGGCATGGGCTGGGGCATCGGCGCGCCGAGCGAGGAACCCGACACCAAATTGCTGTTCGACGACGAGGATGCGTTCGCCGAGCAGGAAGCAGGACGATTTTTCCAGGAGTTGGCGCAGAAGTGATCTCGCCGCTTCGGTAACGATGGGAGGCTAAAATTCCTCAACTTGGCGTCGGCATTGTGCCGGCAGGCGCAGTCGGGTCCGAACTTTCGGCCCTGACACGCAGAGCGTTCATTCCAAGATTGGTCGTGCAAATATATAAAAGCACCCCGTTGCTGTCGCTGTTGCTGCGAAACGCGCAGCGCGCCCGCGGCGGTGTCAGCCAGGTCACCATCCCGGTCCAGGGCGCGAGCTACGTCCAGTTCTCATGGTCGGACTATTCCGGCGTGTTTCCGCAGCCGCAGGTTCTGACCGCCGCGCAGAACGCCGAATTCAATCTCAAGCTCGGCGTCGTCCCGATCCCGTTCATGGGCATGGAGGCACTGATCCAGTCGTCGGAAGTCGTGGTGCCGATCCTCAAGGCGCGCATGGCCGACGCCAAGACGGTATTCGTGCAATCGCTGTCGTCCAGCCTGCTCGCCTCGCAGAACAACGAGACCTCCCCCGGCCAGCAACAGATCGACAATCTTTACGAGGCCACCGACGACGGCACCAACGTAGCCACCTACGGCGGCCTGGGCCGCACCGGCGCGCAAGCGTTCTGGGCCGGACAGCTCGTCACGCTCGGCACCGCGGGCGCCATCCTCACCCGATCGGCCTTCATCCGCTATCTGGTGCAGGCATCGGCCGGCACCGCGACGGCTGGCGCGTCGAACCCGACCTATGCGGCATCGAATGGCGGCGGCGGCGAGGCACCCGACTTCGCGGTCATGAATCCCGGCGACTGGACGACGCTCATGCAGGATTTTATGACCATAGAATCCTTCCGCACCATGCCGGGCTCGAAATACGGCCGCGACGACGTGATAAACGCCGGCTTCCGCGGCCTGATGCTCGGCACCACGCCGATATTCATGGATCCGTTCTGCCCCAAGGGCACGGCGTACCTGCTCAATTCGCGCTATCTGGCGCTGTACATGAGCGAGGACGCGCCGTTTGCGTTCTCGGGCTTCTATTCCGCCATTCCGAATCTGCAAATCGCCAACATCGGCGTGCTGATCGCCGCTTTGAACGTGGTTTGCTCCAAGCCATCGGCACAAATGCGGTTGGCCGGCATCACCGGCGGCGCGTTCTAAGGGAGAGGATTTTATCATGGCCAGCCCTCGTATCGGCGGCGCCGGCATCGGGCTCAATCTGACGGGTGCGCTTGGCAACCAGTTGCCGAACACCACTGCCTCCGCTGCGCTGCAATTCAGTCCGGCGCGCGGCACCAACGCCATTGAGCTCGCGGCGGGACAAATTGTGCAACTGCCGGCCGGCACCTATATGGCGGCGCTGGGCACTTACACCAGCCTGCTCTGGCTCGACCCCGTGACCGGCGTTTACCGCCCGATTTCGGCATTGCCCGACCGCGCCTCGATCCTCATCGATTCCGACGGCGGCAATTACCAGCTCGGCAATCTCACCGGCTGCGTGGTGGGTGCGCTCATCACCACCGCGGGCACGCTCTACACCAACGGCATCGGCACGGCGGCGACCGGCTTGACCGTGACGCCCTCGGCCGGCGCCTCGGTCTGGGTCCCGGTGGTCGGGGAGTCGGTTTGCGGGCCGGAGGTGATGCCGCCGGTAGCGCCGTTGGAAGTGCCGGTGAAGGTGAGGAGTCCGTCGAGGATCATGTTACACCACTTGTGCTTCGTTGGAGAGGATCGCGTCGCAGGTACGAACTGGAATGCCGCGGAAGGTAGTGACGGGCTTGCCATCGAACTCTTCGATGCGAAGGAGCACGTTGGTTTTGTTC